CGGTCAGGAGCAAGACCGGCGCAAGTTGGCTGACAAGGATCGTCAGTGCCTAATAGGCTCGGTTGTTGAACTCGAATACACGTACCGCAGAAATTTGGTTGCCCAGGGTATCACCTGGACAGACCATATGGTTGATGTCCTTTTCACCAGTCTGCCGAGTGAGTTCCAACACACATTGCACGAGATCCAGCTGTCCCCTCCATGGCCTGGCCAGCCCCGTGATTTGATCAGCACCTCATATATGAATGAGGGGCGTGGCAGGGGTTTTTATTTCCGTCCTGGTGCCCCTCTTCACACCGATTTGTCCCATATTGATTTCATAGATATGTCAAATGATCATATGGACATAAGTGGTTCGTCTGTTGCTGTGGCAACGGAAAAGATCTTATCACATCAACGCACCTACGCCCGCAACCAACTTTTTCAGATTGCGGCGCCGTTGCGGACATACAGTACGGGTACCGTATCTATGATCCCAAAATAGAAATCACTTACGAGACTGTGAAGAGTGATTTCGTAATTAGTCCCAACTCTGGATCAATGAGACTGAAACCACGTGACCCTGAACGTACTGCTGTTGCTCGGCGCCTGCTTTTTAGTATAAATTCACATGCACTCTGGCGTCCTGATCCTTTGGACGCCATAAACATCCTGTCTGGATGCACAAAGCGTTACGCATTTGAGCCGCCCAGACAAGGGCGGACAGTGCTAAGACGTTTGCAGAGGTTTGTTGGCTTGTTTCTACGCCAACTCCGTTTACGGTACGACCTCCAACCCCTCGACTCAAAGCAATTGGTGAGTTCGGAAGGGGCAGACTTGATGGATTTTGCTGAATGGCTAAAACATTCTTCTTACGGGTCAGCGCGGCGTGACCAACTTAAACTTGCTTACTGGGGACCAGGGGATGGCGATGATGAGGCTAGTCGCATTGCTTTCAGACCCACACACACCCCAAAATTTGGTAGACGACTCCGGCTCAAACAAAACAAATTGTGGCGCAAGCGGATGCGCAAATTTACGGCTGTAAAGAGTCACTGCAAAGATGAGACCTACCCCTTGGCCAAAGCAATTAGGCTCATCAATTCACGACATGACTATGCAAAGGGTTTCTTGGGCCCGATTTTCCACTTGATTGAGCATGTGGTTTGTGTATTGCCTTGGTTCATAAAGTTCACTCCTGTTAAGGACAGGCCCTCGGTCATTCTAGACAGGATTGTGCGCTCTGGTGCAACCTATGCGATCACAGACTATAGCTCTTTTGAAGCCCACTTTACCCCAGCCATTATGCGTGCAATGGAACTTCCACTGTACCGCCACATGTTGTCGTTTATCCCCAAACAACAGTCAAGCTCATTCCTTGGGTTTTGGTCCACTTACGTGGCCGGAACCAACCGTATCAACCTGCAGGATCAAATGCGGTGTAAAATTGAAGGGGTCAGAATGAGCGGTGAAATGAACACTTCCCTTGCAAATGGGTGGTGCAACCTGTGTCTGTTTATGTTTTCCTTGTGGGATCAGGGAGCTACATGGACTGACATGTTCGAGTCCGTTGCTGGATTTGTGGAGGGTGATGATGGGCTGTTCCGTGTCCCACCACATTTGTGCCCCACAACCCAGCAAATGGCATCTTATGGATTCAAACTTAAGATTGACACCACCACCGACATAAGAAAGACCAGTTTCTGTGGGATGGTGTTCACACCCAAATCAAAAATTGTTGTTACCGAC